TGACTTTCTTAACAATGTTAAGGAAGCTATGATAGCATGGAACACACCACCTAAAAAAGAAAAGTATGATGGTGCTTTAAGAATGAGTATCTTAGGTAAACCTGCTAGACAATTATGGTATGATAAATTTTCACCTAAAGAAACAAAAGAATATGATGCTAGTAATAATTTAAAATTTTTATATGGACATATTATTGAACATTTAATTTTATATTTAGCAGAATTATCTGGACACAAAGTAGAAGATAGACAAAAAAAAGTTAAAGTAGATGGTGTCAATGGACATATAGATGCTAAAGTAGATGGTGAAATATGTGATGTAAAATCTGCATCATCATTTAGTTTTAAAAAATTTAAGAATGGTGAACTATTAAATGATGACCCATTTGGGTATCATGCCCAGTTATCAGGATATGAAGAAGCTGAAGGAACTAATCAAGGTGGCTTTCTTGTTGCTGATAAATCCAATGGTGATATATGTTTTTATAAACCAGAAGAATTAGCTAAACCTGATACAAGAAGTTTGATAAAAGATTTAAATACTAAACTTGCTAGTGATACACCACCTGAAAGATGTTATGAATTAAAGACAGAGAAGAATGGTAATAAAATTTTACCAGTTGGTTGTCAATTTTGTATACATAAGTTTGAATGTTATGCAGATGTAAATAAAGGTAAAGGTTTAAGAGTATTTAAATATTCTAATAAGAATGTATTTATGGCAGATGTAGTTAAAGAACCTAATGTGGAAGATGTAACAAAAGAATTTACAGATGGAATTAAAACACAAACACTTGCTAGTTAGAGCAGAAGTATTAGACCCTCCTAAAGATTTAAAAATGATGAGGAAGTGGACTAAGAACTTAATAAAAGATATTGATATGAAAATACTAGCTGGTCCTTATGCAAAGTATTGTGATGTAAAAGGTAATAGAGGATTAACTTGTGTGACTATAATAGAAACATCCCATATAACTTTACACTCATGGGATGAAATGAATCCTGCATTAGTACAGCTTGATGTTTATAGTTGTAAAGAATTAGATGAAACTATTGTGTTTGATTATGTTTATAAGTTTATGCCAGTAAGAATGTCATATAGATATTTTGATAGAGAAAATAATTTTAAATTAATAAAGTTAAAAAAATGAAAGTAAAAGAAAAAGATTACGAAGTTGTATATGAATGTATAGTATCAGAACAAGTACCACCTGATATGATTGCTAAATATTTTGAAGATGAAAAGTTTTTAGATTATTGGAGACAAAGAAATGAATACAAAAGGGATGAGTAAAATAAGAAACAAAGCTAAAGCTATTCTTGTTGAATGGTTAAAGACTTTGTTAAATGAAGAGGAACAAAAGAAAGTTAATATAAAAAATATATTAACATTACTTCCTAATCAAACTCATTACTTTAGTGGAGAAACATTTAGATTACAACCTTGGTCTTACAAATGGGTAGTCAAGAAGTTAAAACGCAACCCAGAGTTGACAATAGATGATTTAAATGCTATGTTGCAACCAAGTGAAAAAGATTTAAGAAGAAAAGAAATGATAGAAAAAGGACCACTATAATGACACATAAAGATATGTTTAAAGGTACTACATACGATTCATTAAATAAACAGGTAGATGGGAATCACTACTCAAAGATGAAGATTCAACCTGCTGAATTTATTAATGAAAATAATTTATTGTTTGCAGAAGGTAATGCTATAAAATATATCTGTAGACATAAATCAAAAGGCAAACAAAAAGATATTGAAAAAGCTATTCACTATCTTGAAATGATACTAGAGAGGGATTACTCATGAGTTTATCTGAAGCACAAATACAACAGTTAGAGAAAAGAGCAAAAGGTTTTCGCAGACTTATTGCTGCATTAAATGATTTGAATATGTATGGTATACATCAACAAATAGATAAAATATTATTTGTTAAAGTTGATGAACTAAAAGACCATTTAAAATTAAAAATAAAAAGAAACAATGATAAGTTAAATGAATTTTATACAGATAGTGTTGATAGTTTAGTTGATGATGATTATCAAACTGGAGAGATAGGATATAAACCTGAACCTGTAAAAAAAGAAGAACCTATTGGTGAATCATTTACAAGTAAAAGTTATGATAAAGAATACGCAACAGATGTAAGTTTTGAAAATGAATAATATATTAGGAATGGATGGTAAACCAAAACAACCTATTGGTACAGTATATCATATGCGTTTATGTTTAGTAGGTTCTGATGATATAGATATTAAAAATGTACAAACATTTGGTATAGCTGAAGATGGATTTTTTATGGTAAAAAGTTATGATAATACAAAGCTTCCAGTATTTATGACTAACCCTGCAAGAATACAAACTGTTGAGGTGTATAAAGATGGTGATAAACCATTAACAAAAAAGAAAGGAGCAAAGTCAGATGATGACTTTCTTCTGGATTTATTAAAGAAAAAACATGCGACAGAATCCAAAACTCAAAAGTAAAAAGAGAGTTAAAAGAAAAGAAGCTGAACTTATGGGGTTCAAACTTATCATTAACAATCAAGGACAATTCATTACAGAAATAAAAAACTATCCAATGGATAAAGTTGATTTACATTTTCATAAAAATAATGCTGGTGTTATAACAGCAATGTTAAGAGAATGTAAAACTAACTTTACCGATTTATCAGAGGAATTAGAAAAAATTGCTAGAGATGTATTTTACAGTTAGACTGCAGTTGCTTTAGCAGGTATAGGAGTGCATCCAAATTTAACATAAATGTTATATTCATTTACATCTTCTCTACCTAACTCTAAAATTTTTTCTGAGGATTTTTTATAACCTGCTGTCATACAATCATAAGCATCATTGTATCTTGTTTCAAATGTAAGAGGAGGAATACAAGTTGTTTGACCTTCAACAACAGAACAGATTATCATAGTTAAAATATATTTCATTAGTCTAATATTAGAGAAGTAATCTTCTTTTCTCCCATATAGACTTCAATGTTTGCCTTAGACTGAATACATTTATATACTACTCTATCATTGCTACTCTTGTCTTTCATAGCATATCTTTTAGCTTTTAAACAATTTGATAAGCTTTCATGATACCTATGTTCAATAATCTTATGGTCTTGTAAAAGTAAAAGAGCAAATACCATCTCTATCATTAGTGTCCTCCATTGCCATTTCTAATTAATTTTTCTACATCTTCATTTAATTTTTTAACTTGGTCTTTTAAAAAATCAATATTAACTGCATTGTGTCTCATGCCTTTAATTTCTTTTTCTATATCTTCAACGATAGAACTAAGATGTTCCACCAACATAAAAAGTTCTGCTTCTCCACTTGATTGACCTAATTCACCTCTAGGATATTTAATTCTAAATTCTGAGTTAGCTTCTAAATCTTTTTCCATTAGTTCTAATTTAGTGCTATGTTTGTTGAGTGTTTCTACCACACCAAAATATGCCCATACTCCTACAGCAACAGCAATAACTATGCTAATAAGATTTTTCATTGGCATACTTACTGATGTATTTTCACTTATCTTCATTATATTCCTTGTAGTCTAGGGTCTTTACTAAATATATTCTTTGTTGCTTTAGGTCTAGCTAAAGAATCTTTACTTCTTTTTCTTAACTGTGCAACAGCAGACTCCTTTAGTTGTCTTTCTTTTTTTACTTTTTGTAAATCTTTTAGTAAATTCATTTCTTTTTCCTTTTACATTTACATCTTGGTGCAAATAGTTTATCTATCCAAGAACATACTATATCTAATTTTGAAAAACAATTATAAAAAAATTTATCTAACATAACCTGGTTCTAAAAATAGTGCCATCAATACAAATAGTATTATTAATATCCCTGTAAAATAATAATTCATAATGACACCTCATATATTACTTCTTACCATTTCTCCAGATTTGAGTTCCTTTTATACCATACACACTCGCCACGACAAGAATCCACAAATTAGTGAACCATTGGGGAAGCTGTGAAAAGTATTCAAAAAATAATTTTACCTTGTCCATAGCAGTAGGGTCTTCTGATACGACTGCCCAAGCTAACACAACCACAGGAGCTGAGAGAATTAATAAAATAAATTCGTCTTTCCAGTCCGATTGTCTTGCTTCTAATAATTTACCCTGATATTCTGTTTCACCTCTAGCCATTCTAGCTGCGTGGTGATGTTGTGCATCAGCCATCATCATCTTAGTCTCTTGTCTTTTTTTAAAGATGTGAGTACCAGCTTGTAATGCAACTTTTGCTAAACTAAACCATGCCATTTTTTTCTAACCACTCCTTTACATTGAATGATGGACACTTCTTGACATCATCTACTTCATAGTGTCCTATAATTCTTTCTATATTATATTTATCTTTTAGTGTTTCTAATATTTGTTTTAATGTATCAAATTGTTCTGGAAGAAAATTGTTTTCCCATCCACCATTACTATCTGAACCACCTACCATACAAATTCCTATTGATGTTCCATTAACTTGTCTAGCATGAGAACCAGTTCTATGTTCTTCTCTACCAACTTCTAATGTTCCATCTCTTTTGATAACATAATGATAACCAATATCATCCCAACCATTGTCAACAACATGCCAATGTTTTATTTTTTCTACACCTATATCCATATCTTTAGGTGTTGCTGAACAATGTATTACTATAGTATCTGTTTTAGTTCTTGGTGTCATATGTTAAACCTAGGGAGCATTACACTCCCTAAGTCTTGGAGGTTATTTTATTTTTATTGTTTTAGCTTTTTTCTCTTCAGGTATTTCTTCAAATAATTTTATATTTAAAATACCATCTTTGAAATCAGCCGAATCTACTTTGATGTATTCAGACAAAGTAAATTTTCTAACAACACTTCTTGATGCGATACCTTGATGTATTAAACTATCATTGTCTTTATCTTCTTTCTTAGCTTTGATAGTTAGTACACCTTCTTGTAACTCACATTCAATATCAGATTTAGTGAAACCAGCTAATGCCATTTCTATCTGATACTTACCTTTACCAACTTTTCTTATGTTGTATGGAGGAAAGTTAGAAGTGTTTATTCTTGAGACTTCATTTAGTGAATCAAACATTCTATCAAAACCGATAGAGAAGTTTCTAAATGGGTCAAAATTTATTAAATCGTATTGTGTCATATTATATCCTTTCGTTAAGCGATTTAAATTTAGTAACCCCTAATGGGCATTACTTTACTATATTATAGTAATTTTTCTATTCCTTGTCAACAAACAAGTTATTGTATACACTCTTTAATTCTTCCCTATTTTTACCATCAATTCTTTTATTCAATATACCTGTGACATTTGATGACCAGTTCTTATTCTCTGCATATCCAGTATTAGCTATAGCTTGTATTATATCAGCTTTACTAGCTTCACCATTATTAAATGCAGCTATTGTATCTCTTACCCCTTGATATTTCTCTGAGTTAGCTACCATATTTAAAAAATCTTTTATAGAATCTTCTTCAGTAGGATATTTTTTTATCATGGCATTACTACCTCTAGCTTTTATATGAGGTTCATTCTTATCAAATACTTGTATGTTAAATAAGTTATTACTTCCATCTTTTACAAATCTTGAAGTACCCCAACCAGTCTCTTCACTATTGATAGCAAGTATAATATCATTAGGTATTATATTATCTTTATTTACTTTGTATACTTTTTTTGCAGTACTTATTAACCAATCTTTTTTGTTTGGTTCTAATGCTGATACATCATCATAATTTTTTTCTACAACAACATCAGGTTTTTTCTTAGGTAAAATATTATTATCAATTGCTTTTTTCATTTCATTCATACCTACAGCACCAGCTATAACTGCTGCACTAGCCATAGTTGCTAATTCTTTTTTATTCATATCTTCCTCACTTGATGTTTCTTTTTTAATATTAGCACCTTCACCTGTTGTAGTATCAACTTGCATTGATTTAGAAGGAGTTACAATATCTCCACTTTCATATTTTACTCTACCACCTTTACTAAAAGGTTTTAACTCTCCACCAGTAAATGATGTTCCTGTTTTTATTTCTTTCGGTCCTTTATCAAATAGTCTTGAAATTAATCTTCTCCAATTTGGTAAAGGTAATAATTTTTGATTTATAATTCTTGAAGCTTTATCAAAGTCACCCTTAGTTGTAGCTTTTAATACATCATATGGTGCATTTAAAAACTGAAAGAAAGGAGCAAAAGTATACCAAGCTTCTCTTGAACCTGGACCAACAAATCTATTAGCAACTAATTCAGGTAACCATCCTATCATACCAGATAATCTACCACCTTCTGCCCACCATTTTGTATTATCAGAAGTATAATCAGTAACTACTTCTCCATGTTTTGCTAGTTCTCTTAATGATTGAACACCACTATATAAAGGTAACACAGCTAAAGTTTTAACTAAAGTTTTTGCATTACCATTTTCTATTCTTGCTAGAATTTTATTTGTTTGTGCAGACTTTGCCATAGCCCATGATAAAAACTGACCCCATATTCTTATCCATTGATTTTGATTTTGTGTAAATAATAATCTATTTGATACTTGAGGTATAAGTGCATCTCTGTTTGCTGTTATAATACCAGCTTGTTCTAATAATTTTTTATTAGCAGCTATTTTAATTGTATCATTAAAAGATTTAACTTCACCTATTTGTAAACCTTGTCTTGCATTAATACCATATTTTTGTAAAAAATTAATAACTCTTTGTGCTTTATTACTATTTATTCCTGCACCTTTATTTACAATATTATATAATTGTTTTGATAAGTAGTATGCATCAGCAGTACCAGTATTATATGCAAATCTTCTAGCATATCCAGTTAACCATTGTAATCCTAATCCTTTAAAAAACAAATTGTTTAATGCTTGAGTAGGATTTTTTACACCCATCCATCTTGTAGCATTTACAACATCACCTTCACCTATACCTGCAGAACGAATTAAAGCTTTTTGTAATTCATTGTTTATATCATAGTTTAAAGCTTTTGCTAATCCAGTTTCTTTTTTTGCAGTTCTAGCAGTTTGCATCCATCCTTTTACTATAGACCTCCATTGTGATGAGTTTTGAAAAGGTTGAATTAAATCACCTAATGATGAAATAGTTACTC